TCAGGCTGCTGGAAGTGGATTTTCCAGTGGATTAAACCGCACCGCATCGCTGAGGTAATCCGGTGCAAAATGGGCATAAGTCATCGTCTGCTGGATGTTGTGATGGCCCAAAATTTTTTGCAGCGCGAGGATGTTGCCACCGGACATCATAAAATGTGATGCAAAAGTGTGCCGAAACACATGCACGGCCTGCCCTGCTGGCAAATCGGGTGCTACAGACTTGATCACCTCACGCACCAACATATAGTCGAGATCACGGAACAGCGGGCCACGGTTCACCCCGATTGTTATCTCTTTAAACAGTTCAGCAGAGATCGGCACGGTGCGGTTCTTACCGTTCTTGGTATTGATGTAGGTCACCCGACCGGCCAGCACATCCTCACGGCGCAGGTTGGCTGCTTCGCTCCACCGTGCCCCTGTAGCCAGGCAAAGCTTGACCACCTTCAGGTTATCCCCTGATAGCGTCACCAAAACTTCGCCGATCTCTTCCTGGGTAAGGTAACCCATCGACCGCTCAACCAGCTTGACCTTCTTCATCTCCTTGAGCGGGTGCTCATGATGGTAATGGCCAAAATCGATCAGCACGGAGAACACCCCGCCCAACATCTCTTGCTCCCGGTTGACCGTCTTGGGCTGTCGGCCAGCCTGCAGTCGCTGTGCCCGATACTCTGAAAACAGCGCCCTGGTAATCTGCCTTGCCAAAGGGTGGCGCAATGCTGCATCTATATTGTGGAGTTTCTTGCGTACCGCCTCCCCTGCTTTCAGGGTCTGGCCATGGTAACGCCACCAGAGTTCGATGAGCTCAGAGAGTGGCCGGTTATCTGCTGGGCGATCAACCCACTCTTTATTATGCTCAGTAGCAATTACCCAACGTTCGTACTGTTGGGCCTCAGACTTGGTCTTGAAACGCTTGCGGATCCGCTTGCCGTCACGACCTTGTGGACGGATATCGACCAGATAACCTTCGGGGATAGACTTAATGCTCATAGGGACATGACTTTAATTGGCGAAAAAAAATACGCCCAATCGGGCGCATTACACAACATGCGATACCCGCAACCAGATCCTCTACTTATCTGGCTGCCATAGATATTGACCGGTGCGGCTATGCACACACTTCTGCACACCTGTAGAAGTAGGGAGCCGGGTGCCCCAGCTAAACGGCTTGCCATCGAATAAGCAGATATCCTTGCGTTTAAGCATAACGGCCCTGTTCTGTTCGGCACGCAGATCAGCTTGAAACGCTGGCTGATATACCAATACCCCGACACCAGCCAACAGCGCCCCTATCATCCAGGAAATACCAACTTTCCAAGACCAGCCATTTCGCGGGGGCGGTGCCTGCCGTGATTGTTCATATTTTTGCAGAGCAACCAAATTCTGTAACTTGGTGTGCTCTTGCGTGGCTATGTCACGCTGCTGGCACGCCCTATCCAGTTGTTGTCGATACTGCGCCAGCTCATGGGCATTCCTTTCATTCAGCGAACGCTCGTGGATGACCAAACACTTTAGGCGTGAGAATTCGACCTCCAAATTGCATAGCTGGACCTTATCGGCTTGTGCTCGCGACACCTGTCTTGCAAGCTCTGCCCGCTCCAACATCAACTCCAGAACTGTCTGCACCGGTCTCAGATGCTCGAGCCGCATCTCCCCGATCTCGTTAACGCCTATCGTCTCGTGCAGGAACTGCCAAGGCTCCCATCTTTCTTGGCCAAATTCCTTGATCAGCCGCTCTACCAGCACATTGAGTGCGCTCCGCTCTCTCTTGGTTAGCGGGCGCCCTCCCAACTCGTTGGTAATGTTTACATCGCGTCCTGCAACGTTTTCGACCGGGCCTTGGAAGATCTGGTGCACATTGTTGGTTTGGGAGGTTGGGGACGATGTCACGTGTTCTTTTTGCCCCCACCCAAGATGATATCCCCGGTGGTTACGTTGCCTACGGTGGAGTGCACAAAGTTCTGCTGGGCACCATCACCGCTATTGGTGTTGATGATCTGCCCCGCCGCTAGCTGGGAATCCGATACCGATTTAGCGACCAGTTTCACAACAGCCTTGGCCAACTGAGCAGCGTCCACCTGGTCTTCGAGCGATAGCAGATCGACGGCATCCAGTACCGCCTGATAAACAGCCGCTTCACCAATCCCACTTTGCTGGCGTTGGCCAGTAATGATGTATTGAACATCAAACCCAACAGAACCAAGAGCGCTCAGCTGTAAGGCTGGCGGTGTGGAAAGACCCCTTTCCCAGTCTTGTAAAGTCCGACGTTTAATCCCTGCCGATTCCGCGAGCATTTCCTGAGTTAGACCCAGCCTAACCCGCTCATCTTTTAACCTAATAGCGATCAAGGTACGTTATTCCGTTCCCAACGTGTTTACACGCACAGAAAAACGTGCAAACATCAAAGCCATGGGTAGCTACCAACTACCACAAGGCACCACAAAACACACAAACAACCAGAGGGTACCACAATGGCCTCTAAATCAAAACGCATCCATATTCCAAGCGATGTCAGTGAGTTACCGAGCGACTACCCGTTCGGCGACCGCATCAGCGAAAGCCTGGCCGACTACGCCCTACGTCAGGGTGAGAAGGTCAACACCATCCGCAAACGTGCCGATCGTGGTCAGCTCCCCGTCTTACAAGATGGCCGTCGCGGTCATCGCCGCGTCAATCTCTACGCCCTCTATCTACAAGCGCGCTATCAGGCAGAACGCTTCGTCACCATGACGGTCGCCCGCTAAACCAAGATTATTGAGTCAAAAGGAGTGGGTCATGTTTGTTGAACGCCATGACATACATACGCACTGGCACCAGGCTTGCCAGCTATTTGCAGATAACAACAAAGGGAAGGTCGCCGATCTAGGACGAACCATCGGCATGAAGCACCCACAGACCCTGAGCAATAAATTGAACCCAGAACAGGAACACGAGCTGACAGTGGCTGAACTGATCTCCCTCTACCACGCCACCAGAGACGAAACCTTGTTTGATGGCGCCCTGCTCTGCTGTGGCCTGACGGCTGTCGCCATTCCACAAGGCGAGCGTGCCCCGTCTCTGACCCACCAGGTGATCCACCTTAACTCGCAGATAGCGAGCATCGGCCAGCGCACGCTGGAGCTAACTGAACGTGGCCGCATAACCGGTAAAGAGCACCGCACTTTCATGAGCATCGCCACTGAGGCTATGGGGTCGGTTGCGCTGCTGATCAATGACGTCGAACGGCGCTTTCAGGTGGTGTCGCCCCTTGCGGCACTGGCGATGTGAGGAGGAGGAAACGATGAATTTACGAGCAAGTGCAGCCGAGAAGGCACTGGCAGAAATGCGTGAAGCGCTTTACCACGCCAATTGCAGGGTTGCGAAATATTGGGGCGAGCTCAATCAGCCACAACGTCGAGCCATCTGCAGTGAAGCTGAATTACCCATCTCGCTGGCAAGGCCTGAATATCCAATCGGACCGAGAGACCGTGAATCACTCTGCTTGGCCATGCGTAGACTCGGTTATCAACACCTGTTTCACGGCGCGGTCACCCTCGAAGAATGGCGATCCGGGTTAATACCACCACCAGAAGAAAAACCAGAGGTAACCAGATCAGCCGAACGGCTGGCACAGAGCAAAGGCTTGTTGATGACACTGGTCAACAACCCACAAACCGCAAATTGCGGGCAAGAAAAAACCCCGATCACTGGTGCAGCAAACACCTAACGGGGCTCTTTATCAACCACTTCTCAAGGAAAGTTGACATGACAACTCTAGCAATCCCCTGCGCGCTGCGCAACCGCAAGATCCAGAACAGCCGTATTGCAGGCCCATATGCCGCCCGCTACTCGGAAAACGACCTGACGATCCTGAGCCAGCGTGCCAACGCACTGGTCTGGGCATCTTTGTTTGGTCACATCAATCGCCTGAATACCCATCAAGGAGCCTAACCATGTCAGCACAAATAACCACTATCAACTACCTCAACCACCATGCCGCCAAGCGCCTGCGCAAGCTCCGTGAGGCATTGCAACTGAGCCGTCCGAAGTTTGCTGAAAAGCTGGGCATTCCGCCCACAACGCTCAAGAACTACGAGCTGGGATACCGCGAGATCGGCGGTGGCCTGCTGCTGCTGATCGCTAACCATAACGAGCTCCACAAGCACGCCACCTGGCTGATGACCGGTACCGATCGTTCTGCGCTCATTCCCACTGCTTAAGCCTGTGATTAGTGACAACCCAGGCCGGTTCGCCGGCCTTATCGCTGAGCCCCTATGCGTGGGGGCTCATCGATAACACAACCAGGGGACTGCAATGGACGGATTCAGATGCATTGGCCGGATACCGACCGCGATCCAGGAAAAGGCGGCCAGCTTGTTAACCAGCCAGCGCCCGCGCCGGCTTACACACTGCCGAGCGGATGTGATCGATGTGGGATTGCGGTACCGACTATTTCGGCCACGGAAGTCCCGGGAATTTCAGCTGATGACCCACGAGCGGTACAACACCGCCGTGAGCAAGAATAGGAGATAGCACCTTGAGCGATGCAATCAAGATCGCCAGCCAAGCCCCCAAGCTGATCGAAGGGATGCTGGCAGACATGTTCGCCGCCAGAGCGGATGACAACCGGGTTTGCATGGGCAGCGTCCAGTCTGGCCCGCAGCACATCCAGATCCAACTGGTTGTTACCAGTCGCCCAGATGCGCTGCTAGATGATGACAGCACAGACGATGACGAAGCGGACAGCACAGAGCAGGGTAAGCAGAAAAGCGGGCTGCGGGTGCACTGGTTGAGCTATCTAGCTGACTACATGATCCCTTGCGTGCCATCGGAGAGCAACGAGCTGCTAGCCCTGGGAGCGATCCGCGCTATCTACTACCTGGCGCTCGGCCAAGGAGATACCCCGCTGGCTACCGAGATCGGCGACTGGTGGAAAGAGTGCGCCCAGCTACACGGGCTAGGCGAGGTGATCCGATGACCGAGAACACCCCGGATTTTTCAGCCATGAAGGCGGAAGTGGAGGCCGACATTGCCACTTTATCCGCCATCGCCAAGATAAAGCTGGCAACCCTTCGTCAGTACCAGCGCCAGCTCCTAGCCTTGCGAGAGTCTCGTTTACCAAAGCCCAGATTCCCCCGATGCCGCCTGCTGTTTGAATGCAGGGAGGAGCGCCGCGCCCGCCTCGATGTGCTAGACACCATCTTTTGTCAGGAACGATACCTTGCCAACCTTTGCTGCTATGAGCAGTTGCCATTCTGAGGAAAGTAACAAGATGAAAAATATCCATGACGTTGCTAAGCATGAACAACGGCTCGTCACTGAGATCACAGCTTGGTGTGCCATAGCGGAAGTGGCGCTGCTCACGCTTGGTAAAAATCGTGATCTTCTCAAGCAGCTGTTGGCCACCTTACCGCGTTGGGCGGCACCTTGCCGTTTTGCTGCGAGAAGAAACCGTTCATTGCGCCGCCAACGTTGCGATATCCTGGAGCATGTAGACAGTCTTAAGTTACTGCTCGCAAACCTGCGTTGCTATGAGCCCCTGCCGTTCTGATGCGTGACTACCACGCCGAACTGTTCGACGCCAAACCCATACCCCACAGGCAGCCAGCTGCCTGGAAATTGGCCGCCGCCGTCAAGGCCCAGGCGAAAGGCATCATGAACACGCGTCGCGTGTCGCTGTGCTCCCTGGCTCATTCACGCCTCCCGCCAGCTCGCCGCCCAGCGGCCGCGCTCGATATCGATAGCCAGGTCGAGGCTATCCGCTCCTACTTTCCAGGGATACAGGGGGCCTATGCCCTGGACTGGGCGCTTGACCTCCTCGATCGCCCAATCACCAGAGTCGGCGGAGGGTCAGGGGTGCAACTGCCAAAAGACCTGTGCGCCGAGCTGTTTGTGGGCTACTGCCGCCGCCGCGCCTCTGATGTGATCACCGGAGTGGCCATCACCAAAGAGGCCAACCGGTGGCTATCAAGCCGAATCACCACCCTGCGCCAAGTGCAGAACGTCATCCCCGAACCGCTCGATGCGTTGCGCTCCAAAGAAAGCCGCGAGCGATTGGCCGTCAACTACGCCGAGCGAGTAACCAGGTTGTTTAATGCCATCACCGATTTCGGCGCCGAGCAGGTGCCGGCAATCCGCTTGTGGAAGGCGTGCCGTCAACCGCTAGCAACCTGGGGGATGCTGCCCAGCTTGCCCAGGTTCAGAACTGCTGAAAACCGTGACACCTTCATCGCACACCACCTTATCCGCTGGCTCGACCCCAAATGGTGGGCAAGACGCCTGCGCAAGATCTGGGATCAGTACAATGAGCACTGCGCCATCCTGCTTGGCAAGGTGCGTAAGGGGGTATCCGCCTACGTCTCATCCCAAGGCCTGCAAGCCTTTGTCGAGCGCCAACGGATGGCCGCCGCCTGGCTCAAAGACATGGAAGCCTATAACGCCCAGGACGACATCATCATCAGCCTGGAGGAGGCGGTCAAAGCCTCCATTGCTAACCCCACCAACCGCCGCCACGAACTGGTGGTGCGCGCCAGGGGCTTTTCTGATGTGGCTGACGAAATGGGGTATGTGGGGCTGTTCTTCACCTGGACAACCCCGAGCCGTTTTCACCCCTGGAAGACGATCAAAGCTTCTCAGGCTGGCAAGGCAGACAGCACGGAAGAGAACCCCAAGCACGACGGCTCATCACCCCGCGATGCACAGCGCTACATCGGCAAGCTGTGGGAGCGCTGCCGCTCGGCCCTCGATCGCAACGTATCCATGGCACCGGGGTTGCCGGTGCCAAGCAAGCCCCTTCGCTGCAAAGAGGTTCGCGCAATCCAGCCTCACATCGATGGCCACGCTAAGTGGCGCCTTGGTGGGGGCTGGGACAAATTCCGGCAGCACCTCGCCAACACCCCGCGCCTCTATGATGACCCAATCGACTATTTCGGCTTTCGGGTTGTTGAACCCCACCACGACGGCACCCCCCACTGGCACCTGTTGATCTGGGTCAAACCCGAGCACCAGCACCGGTTGATCGGCATCCTGCAGCGCTACGCCCTGAGCCATGACAAAGGAGACCTGGAACGCAAACGCCACCCAGACAGCAAACAACCCTATAGCGATATCACCCCCCGCTTTGACTGGAAGGTGATGGACAAGGAGAAAGGCGGCGCGGTCGGCTACATCGTCAAATATATCGCGAAAAATATCGATGGCCACCGGGTAGGAGACGAGGGAGACCTGGAAGCAGAGACAGCAGCAGCCGAAGGCGCTCGCCGTGTTCGGGCATGGGCCTCACTATGGGGCCTGCGCCAGTTTCAACCCTTGAAAGGCCCACCGGTCGGGATCTGGCGTGAACTGCGTCGTCTGCCGGGTCGCCTGCAAGAGGCCAAGGGGATCCCCGTTGCCCCGCTGGCCAGCCCCATCATGGAAGAGTGTCGGCGTTATGCCGACGCGGTGGACTGGAAGAACTTTACCCAAGCCATGGGCGGCCCCTGCTGCCGACGCGATGATCGCCCCCTGAGCATCCACCGCACAGCCCTTACCGAGCACTACAACCAGTACGGCGAACTGCAAACCAAACTCGTGGGCGTGCGGGCCACTGACGGCCATATCCAGCAGACCCGCACGGGGGAATGGGTGCTGCGCAAATGTGGTTCACAGGGCACCACCGAGGCCCAGGGATGCGGGTTTTGGTCTGTGGGCGAGCGCAGCGAGTTAGTGGGTGCCGAGCGCAGCGACGGGGGTTTTCCCCTTGGAGCTCTGGCAACAACTGTACGCGATGATCTTCGAGGATCTGAAGAGGAACTGCTGAGTGGAAGAAATCTATTCCATTTGGGGCTAGATGCCGAGGGGGTGGCCATGATCCGGCTCGGCCTGGTTGTCAATGTAGGGGATAGGTCTGTTTGCATCCGAAACGGTGAGTTAAAAATCTCCGAACGGAGATCATTGGTATCACCTAACGAGCTATCACCATATCAAATTGAGGCCGAAGCCACGCGCCGGGAGGCAAAACGCCAGGCGGAACTCAAGGATGCGCGGGGCTTGCTTGTCCAGTCCGGGGACCCAGCCGCTTGGCTGGCCAGCATGACGGCCGCCGGCGCTGATGATGCCCTGGCACTGCTGGATGCCTTGGGTGACGGGGACGCGGAGGAAGCCCGCGCCAAGCTTGACAGGCTGCGCGATACCGTCGATCTGCGGACGTGGCCTCTGCCACCCGTCGAGCGCCGCCAGGAGGCGATCAGTAATGCCGAGTTCTTTGGGCTGCCAGCTGATGGCCAGCGCTCTCCTGCACGCAAACCAGATGTGCACCACCTTATTGCCGAGACGACCAAGACTCGCTTGGCCGACGTTCGTCCAGAGCATAGAGAGGAGCTGCTAACCCACCTTATGAACAAGGCCGATGCGATGACACCTGGTGGCGGCGACACCGTCGCATTCGTAGCGGATCGGCTGCTATCACTCGAACCACAATAACCAGCGAGGAAACAACGATGACTGATAACATAGCTCAACTGCGTGAAGGCAATACCGTTGTGATGGATACCGAAACACTTGCCCTATGACTAGCCATAAAAATAAACATTTTTGATTATAAAGTGGTTGCAGCAATAAACAAAAATGTTTACTATATTTTCATCACATCAACGCAGGAAAACAAATGAAAAGCCGCGAATTCAGGCGATGGTTGATAAGTCAGGGGATCGTGATTACTGATGGCAGCAAGCACGAGAAGCTAAGAAACCCCGCAAATGGCAAAGCGAGTCACATGCCAAGGCATGCAGACGAGATTGGTGAAAGATTGCGCAAAGCCATCATCAAGCAGCTAGGACTATAAATAACGGCCCCGCAAGGGGCCGAGATTACAGTGAACCCGTAAGGGTGATGAAAGCTAACCCGCAAGGGTGCTAATGAGAGCTACCCGTAAGGGGCTAAGATGACCGTTACCAGAGGACATCGCAATTATGAAATATAAATACACTATCGAGCAGGACGGCGCCCATTGGCTAGCGACCTTCCCTGATATTCCTGAAGCGATAACTGGCGCTGAAACGCTGGAGGAAACCATCGAGCTGGCCGAAGACGTGCTACTCTCCTCCTTCGATTTCTACTTCGAAGATAATCGACCCGTTCCCATGCCAAGCCAGGTTGCTGATGGCGATAGATTCGTCATAGTACCTCCTAGCGTGGTTGCGAAAGTGCTGCTGTTAAATACCATGCTAGAGCAGAAAGTGAGTCAAGCCGAGCTGGCTAGGCGCATGAACACCCGCCCGCAGGAAGTGCAGCGATTCATCGATCTGGGTCACACCACCAAGATTGATCGACTGGAAGCTGCGCTATCCGTAATGGGTAAGCATCTGGATATCAGATTGGCTTGATGACAAAAGAGGGCGCTAATGCGCCCCTTCTTCATTGTCCCAGGTTAAGTTCCCGTTGCAGGCGCTGCCGCACGTCCGGACTGAGCGAGTTGATCAGGCTCAGCGCTAACTGCGTAGTCGTACGTCCCGATGGGCTGAGCTGATGGCTGTAAGACATCTGCGCCACCCAGGAGCACCCGCACTCTGCGTCGGTGCACTGGCAATACAAGTCTGCTGTGTCCAGGCTAAAGCGATGCGTCTTTGTGATGCGCCCCAGCGCCCCACATTCCCGGCAAAATACCCGCATACTCCCCCCGCTGCGATATCCACACAGCCGGAGTATATCCGATTGCTGTATTTGCATACAGCTACGCGGCGGATGGCTCTTCCAGAGAACGGTTGAAGTCCACCCAAAACCGACTTGGTAGGCCGGCACTATTGATGGCATCTGCCACCAGTTCGCACATGGGGATCGTTTCGTTGCGGGCGTAGGTCCTGTCGTACTGCTCCGGGTTACCCAGCCCGCCACTGCCGTTGCCAGGGATAATGCCAGCAAGTGCAGCTGGGAAGCGGTGCGCCGTCAGCACGTCTTGGGCGGTGATCGCCTTGATGGCCGCAAACTCATCCTTTGTCGCAATATCCCCCACCGGGATGAGTTTGATCCCGTCCGGCTTGCCGTTGGGGATGTTGACGAACATCGAGCGAAAATTTCCCACCCCCTTCGAGCTGGCGATCATCTCCTTCATTTCATCCTCCTGCTCATCGTCCATGTTCGGGTCGGTGGCGTAGAAGATGAAGCCCATGTGGGCGCCATTGAGGAAGTACTTGCGCCGAAACATGGTGGCATCATTGTTGAGCAAGGCCGACTGTAGGCCACCCAGGTAATCGGGCTGACCATAGACCTGTTGCACTGGGTCATACTGCGCCAGCCAGATGATATCCCGGGCAACGTAGCGTTTGTGGTTACCATCCCGCTCCAGCATCAAGAAATCCCCATTCGGGCAGCGGCGCAGGTACAGCCCCGACAGCGGGTGCAACCCCACCACCTGGCCAAAGCCGTTGCGCAGCTTGAGCAGCGCCGCATCCCCAAACTGGAGCAGGTTATGCACAAAGGCGGTGATGACCTCCCGCGGCATCCCCTCTCTGCTGATGAACCGCCCCGACACCATGTTGCGCCGTGCCATCAAAATGGCACCATGGTGCGCATTGGCGCGGGCCACCTTGGCCAGGCCATGCCGATCGATGGGCGGCATGTAGTACTCGCCCCAGGGGCTGTAGAACACCTCCGTGTAGTCGGTCATCCAGGCCGTGGGATCGACCGCTTCCGGTATAGAAAAGGTCACGGCCGAGCGGGCGCTGACCGGGCCGGGTGTTGGGGAGGCCCGCCGGGCCTGATAGCGCTGTTTGCGGCTCATGTTTTCCTCGTTTGCTGATAACCCAGCTGGATTTACGCCGGCGCGATGTGTCGAGCGGCTCGTTGTCGATGGCGTGGCTGATGGCAAAGAACACGTCGGCGTGGCCGGTCTCGCTGGTGCGCGAGGCCCTGAACGTCATCTGACCACCGCCGGTAGTTGCCCGTTTGATGGACATAAAGGCCAGCGGGATCTCGACATCCTCCTGATCCCACTCGATGCGATCGCTCTCGACCACATCGACCATCTTGAGAACCAGACGAGCCTTGCTTTCGACGCTGTAATTGATTGGGGTGATCGTGGATTTGAACACGGGTTGCAGCAGGTCATAGACCCCGCTTCCGACGCCAGACACGTCGATCCCCAAATAGGTAACTCGGAATTTCTTGGCAATCTTCTCAATCTCGTTCGCCTGGTGGCGAAAGTTCATGCCGCGCCAGCTGTGCTTCTCGAGTATCCGGAATCTCTCACCCGGGAACAGCGGCGGGGCAACAACGACCAGGGAGGCATTATCGCGGGTTCGGCTCGGGTCATAGCCCAGCCACACCTCCCGCTTGCCAAAGGGTTCCGGCAGACCCGGGGTGTAGTCGCTCCAGGCAGCACGCTCGATGCCGGCCCGCTCCATGTGCTGAAATTTGAACACCGATGCCTCATCGTCGACAAACTCGCACATATAGAGGTGATCGAAGACCTCGATCGCCGTCTCTTCCCGCAGCGCCTCGATGTCGATGAGGTCGAACCCCTGCGCAACGGCATCCTCCAGTGTGATGATGTAGCGCCACACCCGATCGGGGCAGACCCGCCCGCCATCGCGCAGCTCGGCCGCGGTCGGAAACTCCATCGCCTGGCGCTTGGCGTCCTTGCCCTTCCAGTCATCCCCGGTCCATAACCGGTAACCACCATGGGCCTTGCTGGACGGGGTCGAAAAGTAGGTCTTGCGCCAGTGCGCTTGTGAAGCCATGCCAGTGGCCACGTCGGTGACCGCCTTGAAGTTCTTGATCCAGAAGTATTCGTCGGCGTAGAAATTGCCGGTGTAGCCCTGGGCGCTGTTGGCGCTGGTTGCACAAAACACCAGGGTCGCACCGTTGGACAGCACAATGGGATTGCCGGTGAGCTCAACGCCCAGGAACTCCCGGGCCAAGCTGATGATGTAGCGGCGGAAGATCTCGGACTGGGCGCGGGTGGCAGATAGAAATATCTGATTGCCGCCTGTCAGCACAGCATCCTCGAGCGCCTCACCGGCGAAATAGTATGTCATCCCGATCTGCCTGGCTTTGAGAATGTTGCGGGTGCGCGGCATATCGGGATCGTTCTTCACGTCCCGCACGTACAGCTGATGTGGATAGAGCGAGGCCAGCCAGTCGGCGAAGTCGTCCTGGGTCAGGCTGTCTACGTTGTTCTTGGCAGCCTTTTGGCTGCCCTTCTTCTTGTTGTCTTTGCCGCGCCCGCGATCCCGGGGCCTCTCGTCCAGTTCGGCCGACTCAGAGCGCTGCGCATCGAGGCGCGCCCGCTCTTTGGCCAACTTCACCGCCTCATGCCGCAAGGTGCACTGGTGCTTGATAAGGCGATCCATCTCATCGAGATCGATGTTGGACTTGTCTTTTTTGGCCGCCAGCACCTGATAGCGACGGGTGATCGCATCCTCCAGCGCCTCTTCACTGAGCAAACTGGCCCAGTCGCCGCGCTCGGCCCAGCGATACACAACCCGCACGCTGCCCAACCCCAGCTCGTCTTTGATCTCCTGCGGCGTCCAGCGTTTCAGATAGAGCCGCCGCGCGGCCCGTTGGATCTCTTCGTTGTAGGCCACCGGCCACCCTCAGTCTCATATCTGAAAGGGATGATACTGGGCAGCCATCGCCCAGCCTGTGCCTGCAATTCGGATATTTTCGGATACGGGGTCCTATCCGAAATCGTCAGAACGCATCCAAGTGCCGCCACGCATTTGCCTCGATAACCTGTGTTCACTTGCATAGCACAGGGGGCCAGCGTGGCAACTCCGACAGATTCATCACTGCGTACAGGCTGGGTGTCCATCGCTACCGAAGGCGAATCCATCGACGGGCGCCTCATCACGGCGCAGTGGATCACCGACATGGCCGAGACCTACGACCCCGAGTTCTATTGCGCCCAACTTTGGCCCAATCACGAGCACATGTTCGAGAACATGGGGCATGTGCAGGCCCTCAAAGAAGATCTGGTCGACGGCAAGCGAACCCTGTTTGCCATCCTCAGTCCCACTCGGGATCTCATCTATCAAAACACCCGGGGTCAGCTGAAGTTCTGCTCCATTGAGCCCTGGGAAAACTTCGCTGGCACCGGCAAAACCTACCTGTTCGGGCTCGGGGTCACGGACGTACCGGCCAGTACCGGTACCACCATGCTCAAGTTCTCCGCCAAGCACCCCCAGCGCACAATCGGCCAGAGCATGCCACTGGATTTATCCGACTTTACCGCCGAGCCCCAAGCGGGTGAGCGCCCCAACCTAGCCCAACAGTTCTTCCGCTTCCTCGCCGGCCACGGTGACGCCCCAGCGTCCACTCGGCAGGAACCCCACACCGTCCCCGACGAGGAAACCGATGATATGAAAGACGAACAATTCGCCGCCCTGAACGACACCCTCAAGGGGCTGGGCACAGCGGTTGCGTCATTTAGCACCAAGCTCGATGCCCTGGGCAAAGATGCCCCCACCGCCAACCCGGATAAGCCGGACGCGAAGGACAAGCAGGGTGACGATGACAGTAAAGCCGACGACGGCGCCCAGTTCACTGCGCTCAATGACACCCTCAAAGGGCTGGGTGAGAAGTTCGACACCCTCAATCAGAAAATTGACGCCTTCTCCGCCGAAGTACCAGGCCAACGCCCGGGCTCCCTTGGCGGCAAAGACACCAAGCTCAAGGCATTTTAAGGACTCATCATGTCACAAAACCTGACCCCGCTTGCCCGCGAGCGTATCACCCAATATTTCTCGGTCCTCTCCGAGTCGTTTGGCGTCCCCCTGCCCGATCTCGCCAACCTGTTCAGTGTCACTGACCCGGTCGAAACCAGCTTTCGTGACGCCCTGCTGGAGGCCACCGACTTTCTGAACCTCATCACCTGTGTGGATGTGGATCAGGTCAAAGGTCAGGTGGTGCAAACCGGCATCGGTGGCCTCTACACCGGTCGCACCAAGGGCGGGCGCTTCAAACGCAAGCTGGGCGTGGACGGCGACAGCTACGAGCTGGTCGCGGTCGATTCCTGCGCATCGCTCGACTGGGCCACCCTGTGCACCTGGGCCAACGCCGGCAGCGACGGCGAATTTGTCCGCCGCATGAATGACTTTGTCACCAAGTCGTTTGGCCTGGACATGCTGCGCATTGGCTGGAACGGCATCAAGATGTCGGACACCACCGACCCCGCGGCCAACCCGCTGGGAGAAGATGTCAACAAGGGTTGGTATCAGCTGGCCCGTGAATGGCAGGACGGCAAGCAGATTGTGAAGGCTGACGCCGGCGACAAGATCTATTTTGACCCTGCCGGCAAGGGCGACATCCTCACCCTGGATGCCATGGCGTCCGATCTCATCAACGCCATTATCCACCCGGCCCACCGAACCGACGCCCGTCTGGTGGTGCTGGTCGGTGCCGAGCTGATGGCCGCCGCCCAACACCAGCTCTACAGCGAGGCCGTCAAGCCCACCGAGCAAAAGGCCGCCCAAGACCTGGCGAAATCCATCGCCGGCCGCCGTGCCTTTGTGCCGCCGTTCTTCCCGGCCACCGGGATGGTGGTCACCCCGCTGGAAAACTTGCACCTCTATACCCAGCGCGGCACCCGCCAGCGCAGTGCCAAGAACAACCAGGACACCCTGAGCTTTGATAACCAGTACTGGCGGATGGAAGGCTACGCGATCCCCGATTACGAGGCGTTTGCAGGCTATGAGCCGGCCGACATCGCTATCGGGCCGCGTCCTGAGACGCCGCCGGAGTCGGGGGAGTAACCATGCTCTCCCCGGCGCTCAGGCATCGGCAGCGCGTCGCCGCCGCTCAGGCGGTGGCTCGCACTGCCGAGTCAGGGCAAGCCACCGGCATGGTGGCCAGTAGCCTGCATTTGCAGCTCGTGGCCCTGGAGCAGGACATGAAGCGGCTCAAGGCCATGGCCCGGCTCAGTGACAAGATTGCGCTCAAGCGCGCCGAGCTGCTGCCCAAGTACCGCCCCTATGTGGACAAGTACCTGGAACTGGCGGCGCTCGGCACCGTGTACCAGAACCCACTCTTTCAGCACCTCATCATCTGGGCGTTTGACGTGGACGATCTGGAAACGGCGATCTCCTGGGCGCTGATTGCCATTGAGCAGAATCAGCGCACCCCGCCTTACATCAAGCGCGACTGGAGCCATTTTACCGCCGACAGCGTGCTGACCTGGGCCGAAGAGCAGGCTTCTCTCGGCCACGCGGTCGAGCCCTGGTTCTCCCGGGTGTTCGAGAAGGTGCGCAGTGAATGGCGTCTCAATGAGCAGGCCACTGCCAAGTGGTACAAGCTGGCCGGCTGCCTGCTGCTGCGTGACAAGAGCGGGGTACCGCGCCCCAGCGCCCTGGCGGACAGCGCCGCGCTGGAGCAGGCCGATCACTGGCTGGCTCTGGCCGAGAAGACCTACCACAAGGTGGGGGTGGGCACGCTGCGCAAGAAAATTGATATGCGTTTGCGAGCACTGGCCGCCGAGTAACAGACCCTACGCCACCGCGCCCCGGCGGGAATGAGTCCGGCAACCCAGGTTCGCCTTGCGCTCGATTCCGTGGCTTCAGGGGCGCTCTTATTTAACCCAAGCGAGGGCGATCATGATTTCAGGACGTGAGATCACCTACAGCGACACCGTGGTGACCAACAACGGGTTTTGGCCGGATGTGTCCGCCGCCGATTTTGAGCAGCGCCGCAACACCCCGGCCGAACAGGACCCGGGGTCGATCGCCGCCGCCCTGCTTGTGGCCATCACCGAGATCAACAATCAGCTCGCGACATTCCAGGCGCTACGGACGGGCCAGGGTTACACCTGCGCCGCCGAGGTGCCGGGCTATCCGTCCATTGAGGGCGGCAACAACGGCCTGCTCGAGCTTTATCTGTGCGCCGTGTTTGCTCGGGCCAAGGCGCAGCTGTTGCCCGAGTTCGCTACCGTGACCGAACGGGAAGCCGGCAAAGACTTGGCAGAACGCTCGCCAGATGCTCGCCAGCAGTTGCTTGCTGAAAGTCAGTTTGCGATCCGGGTTATCAAGGGCAAGCGGCGCACAGGCGCAGTCCTGATATGAGCAGCGCTGCAGATATGAGCCACCCATTAGCACCACCCGAGGGCTGGCTGGCCGCCCTGCACCGCGAGCTCCATCGCATCCTGCCGGCAAAGCTCCACGCCCAGCTCGATAGCTGGATGACAGACGGCACCATTGAGCTTTCGCCCAAAGACCAGGGCCCCGGCGGCACGGTGGTCGGCTATGCGAGCTACACAGCTGTGTTCTCCATCGAAGAGCTACCGTTTCGCCAATTCCCGCCCCAGCTGTTGTTGGCCGCCGTGGCCACCTGGGTGCAAGAGCACGACGAAACCCGCGACGAGCAGGGACTGGACGATCCCACCTACACCGTGACCCCCATCGATGAGCAGGTGGCGGACATGGAAATTTCACTGCCGTTTCGTGAGCCGCTGACCGTGGTCGCCGATCCGGACGGCCCGCTTAACTGGCAAGGCCAGCGCTGGAACGTCGGCCCCTATGAAGTGTGGGTGGCCCTTGATGCCGATATCACCGTGAGCATTGCCCACGATTAACAGGAGTCCCTATGACAGTTCCCTTTGTCGATATCAACAACCAAAACCAGATGCAGGGTGAAACCACCGAAATTGAGCGCCATTTTCTCTTCATCGGCAGCGGTGCCACCAACACCGGAAAGCTGCTCAGCATCAATGCCCAAACCGACTTTGATACGGACCTTGGCAGCGCGGATACCCCGCTGAAACTCAACCTCATGGCGGCCCGCGACAACGCCGGCCAAAACTGGACGGCGGCCGCCTTTGTGCTGCCCACCGACATGGACTGGATGGACGCTGTACGCGCCGCCCAGGCCACCCAGTCGTTTGAAGGGGTGGTGGTGCTCGAACAAGCTTGGGACCAGGCAGCCATCAATGCCGCCGAGGCCCTCAACAAAGAGTTGTTGGCCAAGTACTCACGCTGGACCTTCATGTTACTGGCCGTGCCCAGCATCCGGATTAAGGACGACGCCGAGGATAAGACCCTGCTGGCCCAGGGCTGGAGCGATTACGAGGCGGAACTAACCGCCCTGCAAGATGGCATCGCCGCGCCATCGGTGGGCCTGGTACCCCAGCTTTGGCCCAACATCATCGGCGTCTATGCTGGCCGCTTGTGTAACCGAGCGGTGAGCATCGCCGACAGCCCGTGCCGGGTCAAAACCGGTGCCCTGGTCGGCCTTGGCGATGCCCCTGTGGACATGGACGGCATCACGCTGCCGCTGGCCACCCTGGTGACCCTTTCCACCAATCGCTTTTCGGTGCCTATCTGGTACCCCGACTATGACGGTGTGTATTGGTCTGATGGCATGCAGCTCGACGCCGAGGGCGGTGATTACCAGGTGATTGAAAACTTGCGAGTAGCCTACAAAGTCAGCCGCAGAATGCGCCTGATTGCCATCCCGCGCCTGGGGGACCGTAGTTTCAATTCCACCCCGACCTCCACCGCCGCCAACATCGTCTATCTCGGCAAGCCGCTGCGTGAAATGTCGCGGGTAACCACCATCCACGGCCAGCCGTTCCCGGGCGATATCAGCCCGCCCAAGGATGGCGACATAACCATCACCTGGATCAGTAAAACCAGGGTGTCCATCTACGTGGTGGTCCGCACCGTCGATTGTCCCAAGGGCATCACCATCAACATCATCCTCGACACCAGCTTGACATCGGAGGCCGCATGAGTGGCAGCAAACGCATTTCCGGCATGAACATCGATGTGACCTTGCTCGGGGTCGATGTGCAGGCCAGCAAAGTAACCTTATCCATCACCGACAATACGGCAGTCTCCCCCGCCGGCGGGGTACCCGATGGTTTTGTTGATGGCGATGTAACGGCCGAGCTTGAATACGAGTTCACCACCAAATATCTGGGCTTCCTGCTTGATGCAGCGCGCAGCCACGGCAGCTTTCGCGGTATTGAGCCAGATGATTGCCTGTTCTATGCCAAAGCCGGTGAACAGGAGCTCAAGATCGAGGTGTTCGGCGTGAAGCTCATCATGACCGACTTGCTCGACGGCGACTCCCAAGGCGGCAGCGCCCTGGTACACAAGGTCAAAGGGCTGGTCACCTCGCCAGAGTTCGTGCACATCAACGGGATCCCGTACCTGTCGAGTGATGACACCCGCCACCTGCTGGGATAGGGATAACCGATGCCATATCGAGACACCGCACTTTGGGAGAGCCTGGCTGCCTGGCTTGCTGGACACTGGCCGACCGTCTACGCCATGGCGCTAGCCATCCTCACCGCTTGGCTGCGCATCACCTACGCCGGCGGCACCGGTCGCGCTCGCACCCTGGAAATGCTGCTCTGTGGTGCCATCACCCTGGCGGCCAGCAGCGGATTTACCTGGGCGGGGATCCCAGGCCAGGCAGGCGGCTTTGTCGGCGGCATGATTGGCTTGCTCGGTGTCGATACCCTGCGCGATGCCGCCAAGAACCTGCTCAACAAAAAATCGCAATAGCGAGGCACTTATGACGCAATCCTACAGCCGCAACCTCACCGCCTTCCTAGACATGCTCGCCTTCTCGGAGGGCACCAAGGGGCGCGGCGATGACGGTTACAACAAGCTGGTCAATCCGGGCGGCTTCTTTGACAGCTACGCCACCCACCCCAACCAGCTCATTGAAGTACGCTCAGGGCTGAAAAGCGATGCCGCCGGCCGCTATCAGTTCCTCAGTACCTACTGGCCGCACTACCGTGACCGGCTAGGCCTGCCAGATTTTGGCCCCGCCTCTCAGGATACATGGGCGGTGCAGCTTATCCGCGAGCAGCGGGCCTTGGCTGATGTTGAAGCCGGCCGCATCGAAGCTGCGATATCCAAATGCGCCAACATCTGGGCCAGCCTGCCTGGTGCCGGCTACAACCAGCCCGAGCACCCGCTTGAGGTGCTGCTGAACAAGTTCACTGAGTTTGGCGGGGTGCTGGCATGAAAACAACCTTGATCCCGACGGCGTTACTGGTCGCACTGTTCAGCACCGTGGTGTGGTGGCAAAGCAGGCGCATCGATGAGGCCCACGAGCAAATCGGTCAATCCAGCCAGCGTATCACCGATCTGGCCCAGGCCAATAAATCCCAAGCGGCGCAGCTCAAGCAAGCCGCTACCGAGCGCGCCCAGGCTTACGCTCTGCTCCAGCAGCTCGGCCCCCGACTTGATGAGATTGCACAGCAAACCAACCGGAGCACCCATGCTGTCAAAGAGAGCCTGGCCCCAACCCAGGGCCGCCAAAACTGCCGTGATGAGCCTTTGCCTACTGCTACTTTGCGCCTGCTCAAGCGGCACGCAGCCGGCAACGGTAGTGAAACTGGTACCGGTGCTGCCTCCGGCAGGACTGATGCCCCGCTGCCCTGAGCCGCCGTTCACCGGTCGCACCTTTGGCGATGCGGTGGCCTTTATTCCCGTCTTGCAGGGTGCATTGCGCAGCTGCCAGGCCCAGATAGACACGCAAACACACTGGTTTATTCAACAACAGGAAGTCCAACCATGAGCAAGATCATCACACTAACCATCGCCGGTACCGATGTGCGCTTTACCCCGAACATGACCGCCCACAACGGCTACATCAACGAGCTGACCCCCCACGACAAAGTCGGTCCCAGCAAGCGCTATCTAGACCGCGTCGTCCATCAGGACGACAAGGCCGCCCTCAAGGGCTTGCTAGACACCCACCCGGGTCTGGCTTTCCAACTGGCTCAGGCCGTGGTTGAGCAATATGCTCCGACCGTGGAGATCGAGGTAAAAAACTCCTAAGCCGGCTGGAGGCCATCGCGGCCAACCCCTTTGAACAGGCGCTGGCACTGCGTCGTCAGTACCTGCCAGGCGAAGGGGATGATACCGAGACACTGGCTCGCGCCCTGTGGCTGGACCGCCACCACCATGACAACCAGGTGATCGCCGTGGCTAACGGCATCGCCAAGGCATTCAACGGCTGACAAGGAGAACCATGAGCGGCTCATTTGAAAAGCTGATGCTCCAGATCGGCATCGTTGACAACGTCACGCGGCCGCTGGCCAACATCGATCGAGGCATCGCCCGCACCTCCGCTGGCTGGGGCAAGATGGCTGGCGGCGTGGCGGCCATCACTGCCGTGGGCATGGCGCTGTATGGAGCACTCGACCCGGCCATCCAAATGGGCCGGGCGCTGGGTGAAGTGGCCTCCTTGGGAGTCGCTCAGGCGGCCTTGCAGAGTCTGAGCCAGACAGCGCTCGAGTTCTCCATGGACTACGGCAAATCAGCCACCGAGTTTGTCCAGGCCTCCTACGATATCCAATCCGCCATCACGGGCCTCTCCGGCTCGGAGCTCTCCACCTTCACCAAATCGTCAGCAGTGCTCGCGGCAGCCATCAAATCCGATACCGGCACCATCACCAGCTTCATGGGCACCATGTATGGCACCTTCAAAGAGAAGGCCGTGCAGATGGGCAAGGCCAACTGGGTGCAGGCCATTGCCGGCAAAACCGCTACCGCCGTGCAGATGTTCAAGACCACCGGCAATGCCATGTCGGCCGCCTTCACCAACCTAGGCCGCCAGGCCACCACGGCGGGTATAGCCATGGATGAGCAATTCGCCATCCTGGGCCACCTTCAATCTAGCATGGGAGGCGATGCCGCCGGCACCGCGTACAAGTCCTTTCTGGCCGCGGTACCCAACGCCGGCAAGGTGCTCGGCATGTCGTTCGCTGATGCCAAGGGAAAGATGCTGCCCATGGTCGCCATCTTGGACAAACTCAAGGCCAAATTTGGCAGCGGTACGCTCGGGCTCGATGCCCTGGGCAAACTGGGTCAGGCCTTTGGCAGCGAGGGGCTCGGCGTGGTCACCGCCATGATGAACGACACCGCCGCACTGACCGATGAAATCAACGGGCTGGGCAAGGCCACCGGCATGGCCAAGGCCGAGGAAATGGCCGGTGCCATGACCGACCAGTGGCAACGCTTGGGCGCGGTCAGCACCGCGCTCAAGACCAAACTAATGGGCTCGGTGCTGGCCCCATTCAACAAGGTGGCCAAGTCCTTTGCCAATGGCGGTGCCCAGATCGAGAAGTGGATGGACATGTTTCCGCACCTGACCAAGCTGCTCGGCACCGTCACCCTGGTGGTACTGAGCCTGGCCGGCGCGGCAGGTGTCTGGGCCGTGGCCTCTGGCGTCAGCGCCATGGCTACCGGCGCCCTGGCCAGCGCCGTGGGTATCGCGGCCACAGCATTCACCGCCCTGCTTTGGCCCCTGCTACTGATTGCCGGCGGCATCGCCCTGGTGGTGGCGTACTGGGAACCGCTCAAAGCCTTCTTTAGCGGGATCTGGGACGTGCTGGGCCCGGTGCTGGCTGAACTGTTCAAACCGTTCGCCGAGGTACTCGGTGTGGTGGCTGGCCTGTTCGGCGATCTCATTAGCTGGGGCGCTTCGTTCTTCAAGACGCTCGGCGCTGGTACCGACTCCCTGAACAGCATGAAAAGTGCCGGTCAGTCGGTCGGCGAGGTGCTGGCCTGGATGTTCAAGATCGCCCTCTGGCCAATGAACACCCTGATGAAAGGGGTGCTCAAGATCTTGGAGATGATGAACCTTATCCCGGGTGTCAGCGTCGATACCAGTGGTATGGGTGAACTTCCCGATCTCACCCAGTCGGTGACACTGCAGCGGCAAAACCAGCTGACCACCGCACCGCTGGCTAGCCAGATCACCCCAGGGCAAACGGCGGTTCCGGCTGGCGGACTGGGTCAAAGTCTCATCCAGGCCAACGCCAGTGCCATGCGCGGCAACGCCGGAAAAACCATCACAGTAGGAGAGCAGCATTACTACTTCCAAAACCCGATGACTCCCGCCCAGTTGGCGCAAGAAGACTACATGGTGGCACCATGAGTGAGCCGCTTTATGTGGATATTCGGGTCGAGGATGGCGGTTGGATGCTAGATGACGGCAGCCAACCGCGCTACACGCAAGATCGACCCAGCATCGGCCAGGACATCCAACACACCATCATAGAGTCGGGTCTGGCTCGCAAGCTGGTCGGCGAACGTAGCCCTACCCAACGGGCCGACGTGCTGACCGAGATTGAATTGTTAGTCGAAGCCGATGTGCGCCTGGTACCGGGAACCATCGAGCTCATTGAGACCCGGGCCGGCCTGATTGGCCTCACCGCCCAGACCTATAATTTTGGATTGATAGAGGTACCCCTATGAGCGTCCGCCCCTGTGTGGACTTTGTCGCCCTGCTCAATGAAGCGGGGATCCCCACCACCGACGAGGCGATCACCGCTGAGCTCAAGCGCCAAGTCAAAGCCAGCGGCTCGCTAATTTCCAATGACAGCGCGGTCAGCCCATTCTGGCGCCTGGTGAAAGGGGTCGTCGTCACCCCGGCCGCCTTCCTACTGCGCACGCTGCTCGCAGGCTACGTACTGCCCAACAGCTTTGCCGCCACCGCCAAGGCCGCCTATCTCGACCTCAAGGCCTGGGATGTCGATCTCATCCGCAAACCTGCCCAGAAAACCCGAGGCCTGGTCGACTTCGTCAAGGCCACCCCCACCGACACCGTGACTATCTTGGCTAGCATCTGGATCAGTACCGAGCGCATCAACGGGGTTATCTATCGGCTGCGCCCAGTGCAAACAGTGGTCAGCCCCGCTGGCGAAGCGGTGGCCAAGGTGGTGTGCGAGGCCGAAAAAGCGGGTGTTGCCTACAACCTGGCCCCGGGCTATTACAACCTGCTGAGCGAACCCATCACCGGAATTGTGACGGCTAGAAATGGCCAGGAGTGGATAACCCAGGTGGGCAGCGATGAAGAGGATGACGACTCGCTGGGCCTGCGCATTCAAAACCAGTTTTCGGCCGTGTCGCACTACCACATCGATTCTGTGTACCGCAGCATGCTAGCCAGTGTCGCCGGCGTGCGCCCGGATCAGATCTACTTTGAACACGATGGCCCCCGCGGTCCAGGTACCGCCAACGCTTATATCCTACTGGACGTGGGGCCGACGCCTGACAGCCTGATTGCCAAGCTAAACGACTACGTGACCGTGCAGGGCAACCATGGTCACGGCGACTCGCTGCTGGTATTTCCGCTGGCCGATACGCCAGTAGATGTCAGCGTGACACTCTGGCCGGTGGCCAACCTCGAGGAAGAGGAATTGGCCGCGCTGCTGGCCAGCGTCGAGGCGCTGATCCGGGCTGCCTTTCGTGAGACTACCGCTTACCCAGAGGTGACCCGCACCGCACCCCGTTCGCGCTTCTCGTTCAGTCAACTGGGGCGCGAGCTACACGAGACCTTCCCGACCCTGGCAAGCCTCGACTTTGCCAATACCGATATCGTATCGCAGTTGGCGATACCCCGCCTGGCCTCACTGGAGGTGACTGCAGCATGACCCCCATTCAGCATGACGAACAGGCCCCGCCCCTGCCCGCCCACACCGTGCCATGGTGGGAAGATGGCCAGACCCTGCCCGAGGCACCCAAGGAGCCCACATTCCTGATACGCGGCGTCATGGGATTCTGGCGGCAAGTGCGTACCTGGTTGCTCACCCCGCTGGCTGGCCAAGATCCGCTGACCTGCTCGCCCAGCATGCTGGGTCTGCTTGCTTGGGAGCGGGACATCACCCGCTTTGACAGTGAGCCGATAGCCCTTTACCGCAAGCGGGTTAAGTGGGCTTACCTCAACGCCAGGGACGCCGGCGACGTGGCGGGATTCAAGCGCATTTTTGAACGTCTGGGGCTTGGCTGGTGTGAGCTGCACGAGCGCCAGGCCGACACCGACTGGGACGTAATCACCATCGAGGTGACCGACTCTGACGCCGCTAACAACCAGGCGCTGATGATGGAGCTTATCCAGCATTACGGGCGAACCTGCCGCCGCTACCGCTTTCAGGTGGTCTATCCGCAAGCGGCCACCCTTCACCCGGCTCGCATCGACATGAGCCAGCAAGTTTTTGCTGCATCACTAAAGAGGACATCATGAGCCAAGTTATCACCAACGCCTTTGCCCGTTACTGGCAAGACTGCCTGACCGACGAAGTACCGGTTGTGCTCGATGCCTTCGTGCTGGCCAATATTCCGGGGCTGGATCCCGATGGGGAGATCAGCCCCGATGATGGCTTACCACCGGAAGCACAAATCGTATACCGCCAGGCGGTGGACCAGCGCGGGCGCATCAACCTTGATGCGGTGGCTTACACCATCGTGATGGACACCAGCGTCGGCGATTTCGAGTTCAATGCCATGTACCTCATCAACACCGAGAGCAACCTGGTGGGGATGATTGTCCACAAGGGGCTGGAGGCCAAACTCAAGACTGATGAAACGACCGGCCAGACCGGTAATTCCTTAGTCAAATCCATGCTGATGGAGTACGACAGGGCGAGCCTTGCCACCGTCACCACGGTGGATGCCAGCACCTGGCAGATTGACTATGCCGCTCGCTTAGCCGGGATGGATGAGGATATGCGCCGCCTGGCGCTGTCGCTCTATGGGCCTGCCTGGTTTGAGGGGGATGGCTTTCTGGTCACCAACAATGCCGGGGTGTATCACGTTCACCCGGGTGAAGCCGTGGTAGGTGGGCTGCTGGCGGTATTGAGCGACGATCAGATCGTGACACCTGACGCCTTGCCGATGGGGGTCTGGGTCGATGTGTATCGCGCCGGATCCCTGCTTGATGCCTGGGTAAACCACATCACGCTGACGCTGAGCGTGGACATGACAGATTATGTAGACAGCAACGGCTATCAGCATCATGTGGCCGCCGTGGCCATCGTCAACGCCGACGGATCCGTGACAGACGTGCGCCATAAGCGCACCATCGAGCTGACCGGAGATGTGGCAGGCAAGGGAATTCTGGACGCAGCCCAGGGTGTCACCATCGCAGTAGAGATCAAGGACGGCAGTCACCGGCACCCGTGGAAGGAACTGGACAATGTGCCCGAAACAGCCAGTCGCTGGCCAGTATGGAACGAGGTTGCTGATAAACCGGACACATCAACACGCTGGCCTGCGTGGGGAGAGGTGACAGGTAAGCCTGCCACTATGCCGCCATCAGATCATACTCACCCTGGCAGCCTGCCAAGCCCAATAAGCCTTGCAAAAGAAGATTTAAATACAATCGTAACACCAGGTCATTACGCCCAGCATATGACAGCCAATGCCTCGGCCGGCCAGCACTATCCCGAGTCTTTAGCCGGCAGCCTGATTGTGACAAGCGGGGCGGGAGTTCAGCAACGCTACCATGTCTACAATACCTCCAGTATATGGACACGAGCCCTATATACAGGTAGCGCTTGGACACCGTGGGCGAAAGAGTACAACACACTTAACCGGCCAACGCCCACATGGGCGGAGGTATCTGGAAAGCCTGCCACCATGCCGCCGTCGGCGCATACCCACACCGCAGCACAGGCCAATCATGACATTGTTGCTGCCGGCTGGGGCCAAGTAGGGACGTATATGTTAGCTGCTGTCCTTTCAAGTTCCGCCATTCCTGGGCTTGCCCATAATATTGCCGGTACGCACCTGAGAGCATCCGGTTGTTATGAGTGGAGTTATGGCGGGAGCGCACTCCCTGGTACGTGGAAGCAGCTTGGAAATTTGGCTAATGCCAATACCGATGACAGATTAGATGACAGAACAACCCTATTCATCCGAGTAGCATAGGAGTAAACATGATTATCACCGTCGTATCAGCGAAAAATCCACGCCGCTTCAAGGGTGACGAGAGTATCACCCTGGACGTGTTGTTTAGTCACCTGCCCTCGCCAGTGGCATTTACCGCCGTTTCCGATGATAGCGCCGAGTATGGGCGCGAGCTGTACGTCCGCGCAGCAATCGGCGAATTTGGCAAAATTGCAGAACTGGAACCGCCGCTTGGGATGCAGCCGGATGCGATCGCCAGAAAAACGCTGAATGACTTGATGGCGCAGGCAGAGCGCCGCATCGCCCCCCTGCGTGATGCAGTAGATCTGGGGATCGCCACGGAGCAAGAGTCGGCTCGGCTGCTGGCCGAGCAAACATACCGGGTGGCGTTAATGCGAGTGCCAGAGGGCGCGGGTTGGCCAGATGCCATCGTGTGGCCGGAGATACCGAAGTGAGCTGGCAGCACCGGGCGCTGCACTGGCCTGTCAGCGCCGACACAATCCACACCCGTGCCAACGATGTGCTGAGCAAATTGGCGGAGACCCAATCTGCTGCTGTGGCGCGTTTGCAGGGGCTGGCGGCCCGCGCCCACTACCGCCATGGCCCGCTAAGCGAGGATGCTGCCGCGCTGGCGGGTCTGCGCGGCGAGCTCGATGCCATGCTGGCAAACGGCCGCATGATCTGTGTCACCCCCGAGCAATATGGGGTCGGCCAGATGCAGGGGAGCAATCATGCCCTCTCCGCCCCCAATGCGGTAGCGCGGCTGGCGACAAAGCTGCGCGATGGCGCAGACCCCTTGACCCCGACAGGCTCAGGCCATGCTGTAGCCTGGCTGGTCACCGCCCAAAGCGAAAGCGATCTGGCCAACCTGTTGGCCGCCCTATGCCCCGTGCTGCCGATCCCGGCCTGGTGCGCCACCTTGCGCCGGCTACAAGCCAGCAACGATACAATGACCCAACCCACGGCGCCCACAGTGCCCCACTGGCACCAGGATGAGCCGCTTATCTGGGATCCACTGCGTCAGACCTGCAGTACCCTGGGGGCTAGTCTCGCACAACTGGAAAGCCTGGCCGCAGAGAGTCAATCCCCCATTGCCAGGCTGCAAGCACTGGCCACCCGCCGGCAGACCCGCTTGACCGAGCTTGGCCAGGCGCTGGACCAACTCGCTGCCCTGAGTGGCCAACTGTGGCACTGGCAAGGCGAAGGGGATGCAGCCAACATAGCCAGCCAGCTGGAAGCCTCAAACCCGCCAAGCCATGCCCATACCCACACGGTGGCCACCTTGCTCTTGTCCACCTCTCCGCTCACCTTCTGGCAGGAACTGACGCCATGAGAAACGCCTTGCTCACCTTGGACGGTCAGCCGGTCGCCATTCAGGGCATGAAAGTCTCTGTGGCCATGCAGTTCAAGGACAAGGACCAATCCGGCCAGACCAGCAGCTCGACAAGCTCGGAGCAGGGCTCCAAGGCCAAGGAGCTGACCGTGACCGGCCTTATCCCGTTCAAGCGTGAAGCCGACCTGACTGCACTGTTTGCACTGGCAAGCAGCAACGGAGACGGCGGCGAACGCCATGTGTACCGCATCGGCTCGCAGTTGGCTCGCTCGGTGAAAATTCGCCAGGTCAAATTTGTGGGACGCATCAGTGCCGACGAACAAGATGGGCAAATGGCATGGCGTATCTCGTTCACCCTTCGCGAATACAACTCGGTACCGGAGAAGCGTGAACAGCGTCTGAAACTCCCCGCCGCCAGTACCGGCTCGGGCACCAACGGCACAGAACCAGCGGCCCCGGCAGACGACAGCAAGCAACCTGGGCAGCACCTGACCGCCTTTGAACAATTTCTGAAAGGATGGAATGACTCTCTCGCATGAAACTGGCCACTTACCTGACCCTGGAGGGCATACCCTGCCCCCTGATTGACCACGACACCGCACTGGACCTGTCGGCCGGTGGCCGGGCGGTGCTGGTTATCAAGGGAGCAGCCATCAAGGGGGACACCTTCACCCTGGATCTGGGATACAACAACGATCTGCGCCGCTGGTTCACCGGCTACGTGGAAAGCGTGCAGCCCTGCGACAATGGTAGTAGCCGCTTGTTATGTCGGGAACTGGCCGGGGCCCTAGCCGCCCCGCTGCCGGTCAGCCAGCAGCACGCCACCTTGCGCGGTCTGCTGGCTTGGTTGACCGCGCAAACCGGACTGACCTTCCTGCTCCCCCAGGGGGCCGATTACACCGATACCCCGATCCCCAACTTCACCAGCGCCGGTACCGGCTATCAGCTCCTGAACAACGCCGGCCGCGCCTTCTCGGTACCGGATTTTATTTGGTACCAGCAACCGGACGGCACGATCTTTGTGGGCAGCCACGCGCACAGCCGCTGGGCGGGCAAGAATGTCGCAATGGATCCAGCCTGGGTGCGAGATCAGGCAGGCAATCAGTTCACCATCCCCCCCTCGCCGGTGCTGCGCCCCGGGGCAACTGTTGATGGCAAGCGGGTTACCCGGGTACGACTCACCGGTGAAGACATGACCATCACGACAGCTACTCCGGGGAAAGTGGCCAAGAGCGCCCAGCAGCGCCAGACCGAACTGCAGTTTCCCGAGCTGGCGGCCGGTACCCACCTGCCGCAGTTTGGCACTGTGGTGAGCGTGAGCGACCAGGCCCGCGCCGGCCAGACAGCCGATCCGTTTCGGCCGCGCTATGCAGTCGATGTGCAGGTGATGGGAGAAGATGGCAAGCCGGACACCGCAATCCCGCTTTACCGAGCAGTACCGCTGCCGTTGCCGTTTGGTGGCCAGGAACAAGGACAGCTGCAATATCCGCAGGAAGGTACCGCGGTGGAGCTGGGCTTTGCCTTTGGCCGGGTCGACCGGCCCTTTGTGCGCACTATCCTGGGCCAGGGCTGGACACTGCCTGACATCGTCCCGGGCGAGCAGTTGCAACAGCAGCGGGCCGAGGTGGCGCAGCGCATCGATGCGGTGGGTAATCGCACTATCACTACCGACCGCACCAACACAGACAGCGCCTGGCAACTGAACCAGCAGGCAGACGACTACCTAGGGGAGTTTGGCCAGCACGCACTGAGCACACAGCAACACAGTGTTGAGCTGATAGGGGCCTTGAAGCGCATCGAGGCGCTGGGCGGCATCGAGCTACTCGCCGGAGACGCGTTCACCCTGGGAAGTCTGGGCAACATGTCCCAGACCACGGCCGGCAGCCTCACCGAGGTGGTAGGCAACCTGCGCCGGGCCATCGCCGGCACCGGTCAGCACCTAGAGGCGCCACAATCCTGGGTAGGGACCGATAGCACCAATATTTTCCAGCTACTGCTCCAACTGATGAACCTGGTGGCACAGTTGGCCACCACCACCGCGACCCACACCCACCCGAACGTGGGCGCACCGAACGAAGCGGGCGACCTGCAAGGACATGCTCAAACGGCTAACTCGTTGGCCAATACCCTTGACCCGATCATCGAATAGGAGATCACCATGAACGATGCTGCCGCGACCGAGCGATCATCACGCCGCCTGCGTGAGCAGTTGCGCCAGCTGGCACTCCCCCCGAAAAAACGACGCCAGCTCCTTGCCAAAATCGGCCGGGAAGCGGCCAAGGTCAGCCGAGCCAGTATCCGCAAGATGAAGGCACCGGACGGCTCGGCCTATGCACCGATCAAGGCCAAGCGCAAGCCGCCGCACATCAAGCGCATGGCCAAGCGCCTGCGCTCAAAGGCAGACGCCAGCCGCGCTACCTTGTTTTTTGTGGGCTCACACGCCGGCATTGTGCCGCCCCGCATCCATTTTGGTGACCAGGAGACTGGCCATGCGCCGCGCCGCAATAGCCGGCAAGCGCGCGTATCAGAGAGGGTGAAAAAGAAAGAACCATTCAAATACTTCACGGCGCCGGGGTGCACCCGCTGGCAGGCCATCGAGCTGCACCACCTTGGATATGCAGTACTGTCCCAGCGAGGCAAGCGCCGGCGCTATCGCAAGCCATCAGCGCGATGGATACAAGAGAACGTCGGCATGGCCAAGGCGGGGATCATGATCAGGATGATGCGCGACGAACCGGTAAAGAAGAGCTGGACCATCAAAACACCAGCCCGTCCTCTCCTTCCCAAGGCCAACGACCCTACCCTTATCGTCCTGATGGACAAGGTGATCGAGGATATGCTGTGGACCCACTAGCCACCGCATAACAATTCAACCTTTATTCAACTGATGTAAACCCAACGGCGCTTGCGCCGTTTTTTTGTGGCCAGGGGGGTACCCATGCAGCCCAGTAACCACGGGGCGTTGTGGGTCGCACGAAATCCGCACCCCTCCCCACACCTTCGTGACATTTGACGTGCTTGAATATTGACAAAAGTTTTATGCACCAACCACCCCGTCAGGCCCCGCGAATACTGAGGTTTGGGGTGAAATCCAGAATGTCACAGAATGTCAATTTGTGACATTTTCAGGCCAAAAAGATCACAGGAGAATGCGCTGTGATTTTCGTTAAGTGACTGATTTAAAAAGTAAAGCGGCTGTTTTTCGTGAGCATGGGAAAGATCAGTTCAGCTTGGGAGGATCCAATTTGTGGCCGTGCTGGCTTGGGAATGTTTGATAAATCAGTTGGTTGCAGAGGGTTGGAGTAAGGATCAAGAATGTCACAAGTGACATTCTTGACGATCTGAAAGGGCTCTAAATGAACCGCAGCCCACCTACCTAGTATCACCACGGAACGGCTATTTCCGTGGCTTTCGTGAGAAATTGATAACCATGGTTGACATGCCAACAGGCGATAACTACAGTTGGCACATGACTGAAATCATCAAAACAAACACATTCGATCGCTGGTTCGACGCTCTGCGTGACGTACGCGCCAAAGCGAAAGTAACTGCCAGAATCCGGCGCTTGAGCCTTGGCAATCCAGGGGACGTCAAACCCATCGGAGAGGGCCTATCGGAAATGCGGATAGACTACGGCCCGGGGTACCGCGTGTATTTCATGACAAAGGGCCCGATCATCATTGTGTTGCTATGTGGTGGGGACAAGGGCACCCAAGCCCGTGATATCGAACAGGCAAAGACCATTGCCACGCAATGGAAGGATTAA